TGCGGTTGTACTGATCGGCCAGCTTCAGGCCGTGGCGCAACGCGTATTCGGCGATCTGCAGCCCGATACCGAAATTGCCGACATCGATGTGCCAGACCAATACGCTGACCAGAACATCGTCCTGCGCTCCCTTTCCATCGTTCAAGGCGCCGAGAATCCATTCCTCATAGGTCGGCAGAATGAGCACCTTGGCCTCGATCTTGCGTTCAATCGACTGGATGTCCTTGAGCTGGCGGCGATGCTCCGCCAGTTGGATCTGCATCAGGTTATAGGCGTCGCCGGTCATCACGGCGCCGTGCTCATTGGCAGCGGCAGACTTTCCGGCGACAATGCGTGCAAAGTGCCGCTGGGCGGGTGTTTGTCGAGTCATGGCCCGCCTTATTGGGTGAACTCGATGTTTTCGATAGCAGCGGCCAGGCCGTAGTCTTCGACGACATACGCGTCGTTGGACGACTCGTAGTTCTCGATGCGATTGCGCTTCGGATTTTCCTGAATGTAGCGACGGCGTGCACCGATTTGCCAGTAGAGCGACAGGTTGTCCAGGCGGGTGATCAACAAGCCGGTCGATGGGAAGAATGGGACGGTGGCCGCAGCCAAGCCGCCGACACGCTTCTGGCTGATGATGATGTCCGCCGCCAGTTTTTCCGTTGCCGGCTGACTTTGATTGACCAGAGGGAAATATTTATCGTGCATCAGCTCGCGGCCCAGGATCACCACCAGATTGGAGTCTTCGCGGAACCAAGGGTCCAACAACGTGACCGCATCGAAGACAGCAGCGTCGAGGTTGGCATAGTCACCGCCCTGCCCGATCTTCACCTTGCCGGCTGTCGCACCTTCGTGCATGACGCGTTGCGGTGCATCGTCGCGCATCTTTTGCAGCCAGCCGATGTTGACGTCTTGCAGCAGTGGATGGGCGCCGATATCGGTGGTGGCGCTGACGGAGGTACCGTTAAAGCCGATCATGATGCGATCCAGCGCCTGGCGTTGCAGGATCGCGTCGCGCACACGGGTCTGGAAGTCGGGAAATTTCGCCCAGGCGTCGAGAGTCTGATAGCCCAGGTGGGAATCGAAGTTAGTTTGTTCGCAGCGATAGCGATTGGCGTCCATCGAGGTCAGATCGCGGGTGGTGCGATCTGCATTGGCGGTGTTGGTGCGACTGGCGATTGGACCGGACACGCCCAGACCGAGTTTTTCCGCTTCCTGTTCGTCCACGCCGATGATGTTGATCTTCGTCAGGAATTCACTGTTTTCCTGAATCTTGCTTTCCAGTGTTTGCTGAATCGATGGTGTCACCGAAAACTGTTTGGACGCGTCGTTGACACCATTGAGCTGCGCAACGCGCGCGGTAAATTGTTCGTAAGCGGTACGGGTAGGATTCTTCATTTGCGAGTTTCTCCGGGATGATTCTTAAAAATGGCTTTGCAACGGGGCGAGAGGATCAGCAGTCGGTTTGTTTTTCGGTGCCGCCTCCGGTCGCTGCTGGTCGCTGTGGCTGATTTCCTGGCTCTTTGTCCAGCGCCGATTTCAGACTGGTGAATTCCACTTGCAACGCGTCATGCTTCTTGCGCAGCTCGGCCAGCTCCGTCTGTGCGGCGTAGGTGGCGCTTTGCTCCACCACCGTTTCCACGATTTCGCCCAGCACTTCCGTGACTTCAGCAAAGCGGTGGTCGTTGGTGGTTTCGCGTTTGGTGAACTTCGCCAGCAGTTCTTTCATGGCCTTGGAAAAGAGGTTGTTGCCTTCGTCTTCCTCAAACTCGATCACTACTTCGGTGGCGGCGGAGAAGAGATTTTCTGGACTTTGCTTGCGACCGGCGAACGGACTTGCGGCAGGATTCTGCGCCGCGAATTGCAGGACCTCGGTGCCTAGGCTGGCCGGGCTGTCGGTCACGCCCAGACCGACCAGATACGCTTCGCCGGTATCTGCGAATTTCTGGTTGATTTCGATGCTGGTATAGATCTTCTGACGGTTCTTCGTCATGGTGACCAGATCCGGAGTGGGATCGACCTGAGCGAACAGACCCATTTTTTTCTGACCGCCGATATCGACTTCTTCCGACTTCAGTGCCAGGACATCGCCATAGGCACGAAACGGACTGTCGGGCAAAGTGCCGCGCAGATGCTCCATCCAAATGCGTGCGCCGTACTTCGTTGGATCGAAGTTCTTTGCCATCTGGGTAATCCAGTTGCGCTCGATGTTACGGCCATCGGTGGTTGCACCTTCAACGGCGACACGGAAGAATTTGGATGGTTTAGCCATGTGTAGCTCTCTTAACGTTGATTGACAGGAGTTTGGTTGATGCTCGCATGGTCAACGTTGCGCTACTTTCATTCAACGGTCTGCGGATGTACATGCCACGTGTACACCCTGCGCCGCCTTACGCGCGCGCGATGTGTCCGGACAATGGCGGCATGCTCGCTACACCGCCAGAAATTGATAATCGCCGTCTTGCCCGAAGCCTCTATTGGCAAGGCTGGCGCGTGTCGTCGATTGCCACGCACCTGAAAGAAAAGCGCAGCACGGTCCACAGCTGGAAAGAGCGCGACAAGTGGGAAGACAAGCGTACGCGGATGATTCTGAAATCGCGCCAGATCGGCGCGACTTGGTATTTTGCGCGCGAGGCGCTGGCCGACGCCCTGGTCACCGGTCGCAATCAGATCTTTCTGTCCGCATCAAAGGCACAGGCACACGTCTTCAAGCAATACATCATCCAGTTTGCAAAGGAGTCCTGCGGCGTCGAACTGTCCGGTGATCTTCGGCAATGGCTATCTTGAGAAACGCACCAGTCGCACCGGCCTGACGCTGCAACTTGAACCGTCCCTGGCGAAATATACGCGGCGCGGATCAGATCTCGTTTCGTATTTTTTTGTACGCGGCTGGCAGCAGGAGCATCAGTTTGCACCAGGGTCGATTTTCCACCTGATCGACCCAGACATTCATCAGGAAATCTACGGCCTGCCGGAATATCTCAGCGCGTTGCAGGCGGCATGGCTCAATGAGTCGGCCACGCTGTTCCGGCGCAAGTATTACCTCAATGGTTCTCACGCTGGTTTCATTCTGTATTTGGACCAATGGCCGCGCGCGGTCGCCACACGCAGATATAACTGTCGTATCGTTAGATTTTCACGACGCGCCAGTGCGGTGACCAATTGAAATCGACTCTTGGTGCCGTTGGGTTCCTTCAGGTTATCCGGTAACGGGCCATCCAGTGGATAAGAGGATAAATCGACACCTCCTAGATGCTGCTGCAACAGCGACAAGCCGACCTTGGGATGAATCAACGCTTGCAGTTCTTCAAATTTTTCCTGCGCCTCACTATCGTTGCGGCCGACCACTGCGAACACGCCCGGCATGATCTTGAGCGAGTCTTGACGACGTCCGTAGTGATCCAGGCGCGACTTCAGCCCGGTGTAAAACTTCTGCGCGTCCTCCAACGATTGCTGCGCCGTGAAAATCACCTCGGCCGTGCGCGCCGCCAACGTTTGCCCGGCAATAGACGAACCCGCCTGCACCACGACCGGATGACCTTGCACTGGCCGTGCCACATTCAAGGGACCGCGCACAGAAAAGTGCTTGCCCTTGTGATGCAGGACATGCAGTTTGTTGCTGTCAAAATGCACGCCTTCGGTCTGATCGAAACGGAAGGCGTCGTCTTCCCAGCTATCCCACAGGCCGCGCACTACGTCGACAAATTCTTCGGCCCGCTCATAGCGCTCAGCATGCTCAGGATGCTTGTCCAGATTGAAATTCTGCGCCTCTGACTCTGACCACGACGTCACCACATTCCAGCCAGCGCGGCCATTGCTGAGATGATCCAGCGAAGCGAATTTGCGCGCCACGTGATAGGGCTCGTTATACGTCGTCGAGGCCGTGGCGACCAGACCGATATGCTCGCTCACCTGCGACAGCGCCGACAACAAGGTCAATGGTTCAAAAGTGGCGCCGCGCGCCGTCAGTGGCAATGTCTCAGTATCGTGCGAACGGATTGCCACGCCATCGGCCAGAAACAAGGCATCGAATTTGGCGCGCTCGGCCGTCCGAGCAATCTGCCGGTAATGTGCAATATTCTGGCCGGCGTCGGCTTGCGCTCGTGGATGCCGCCAGCCGGCCACGTGATGTCCGGTAGCCTGTACAAAAGCACCCAGGCGCAATTGTTTTTTCTTGATACTCATGCTGCCTCCGCCGTGCTGGCAGCAACTTGCTCCGCATGCCGCGCCACACTGCGACGGCCATCGACGCTGACCGGTACATCGCCGGCAATCGTGACTCGCCGCACCACACGGCGCTGATCACCATAATCGTTAATCGCATAATGCTGAGTGGCGCGATTGTCCCAGATGGCGACATCGCCCGGCGACCAGCGCCAGCGCACCGTGTTCTCCAGTCGCGTGACATAGCTATCGAACAGCTTGAGCAAATGCTCTGAATCGGCGCTGGGATAACCCAGCAGCTTTTTGACGAAATGTCCCAGCACCAAGGTGCGCTCACCGGTCAGCGGATGCACCCGCACGACCGGATGTTCGGTTTCATAAATGGTTGAGGTGAAGACTTCACGATAGCGCTTGAGCCC